TACCAGCCGATTGGGCGGAGACGCATCAACTTGTCTGTAACTGGACCGATAACTGTGTGTGGTTCTTCTGCAACTGCTTCTGCAAGAGCCTGTTGACCCATGATGAAGGTTGAGTAGACACGAACCTGGCTTGCACCAGCTCCTGAACCAGCCTGTGAGTTTGGTAGGCGTGGTGACTCAACAAAAGCAACGCCTTCGTAAGTTCCAAGCTCACCTGCGTAGATACCAGCGGTGTCTACGTACTCGTGTGGCTGACGCCATCCTGCTGTACCTGTTTCAGCACGAAGATCGTGTGAAACTTCTGGGTGGATGTAGGAAGCGTAGAGTGATCCACGGCGTGGCACAACGTTTGCTGCGCGGAGCTTCGCTACTGCGTAGCGGATATCGCGAGACTTGATTGTGTCTGTACCAGTGATTGTGGTGATTGCTGCAGATGTGGAAAGTGATCCTGCGGATTCGCGGATTACCTGTGATCCACCATTGAGGACATCACGGACAACTGTGTCGAGTGAGTCGTTCATGTTGAACGCAACAATGTTTGCAAGAGCTGGCTCTACATCAGCGAGTGAGAAGAGGTCGAGCTTGCGGGTTGAAATGATTGAGTTACCGTACTCATTGAGAGTAACTGCAACAGTGCTGGTTGCAGGAACTGCAACTGCATCTGGATCGACAGTTTCTGTCAATGGTGAGGTAGCTACTGCGAGGTCATTGTAAAGTTGGAACAATACAGATGAACCTGCGTGTGACTGCTGTGCAGGCTTCTTGTCAGCTGCAGCACGGAATGACGGAACGGAACGAAGAGCGAACTCTACGAGCTTGTCATACGCCTGAGTAACAAGGTTAGCACCTACAACAGTACCTGCTTGCCCTGCTGGCAAGGAGGCTGCGGTATACAAATTAGGCATTTACCTGTCCTTCTTTGGTTGAATTGGCTACGATTGTGAACCGTAGATAAGTTTTAGGATTTCATCCTCAGAGCCAGCGTTGTTAATACGGAACGCTAGATCTTCAGACTTGTCGGGGGATAAAGCACCATGTGTAACAGCATCCATCTGTCGCAAAGCTGCGACATCCTGTTGACTTACTTCCTGTTGTGGCTGTACTTCAAAACCGAATACATCGGCATTTTGGTCCAACCAAGCAGCGATAGCATCTTCCGATGCATCTAGGTCATTAGGTACAAATGCGGCTACCTTTGGGTTTACGCCACGGGACGCAAATACGTCCTTCAAAATCCGCTCTCTTTGGGACTTACTGAGTTCACCAAGTGAACTTTCAAGTTCCTTGTTTCTCTTCTGCTCCGACTTCAAAGCCTTGCGCAGTTTCTTTACAAGGTCAGTTTCCGACTCGTATGATGGCGTAAAGTCATCATCCTCATCTTCGTCATCCCAGTAGTTATCGCGGTTGTTGCTCATAGCAACTCTCCCTTTTCTAGTAGTTGGCGCACGCCTCAATATCTACAGGGGAATAGATATTGGCTCGTACTGTCGGTCTAATACACCGCATGGGGCCGATCGATCCATGTCGGGATTCTTTTAGAGTATGCCTACTGTTCCTGAACGTAGGGCTGTGGTTGACAATCCAGACTGTCCTCTAAACGCCTGGGTCTCTTGTTCAGCAAGTTTCTTACGGCGTTGTGACGCAGTTCCAAGGAACTGTTCAGCCTGTAGTTCTTGCTGTACCTTTGTAGCATCAGCAGCTCCACTAGCCAAGTTACGCTCGTAGATACCTGAAAGCTTCTCAGTAGGTCTGAGTTGCTCTGCGATATTCTCGTAACCTTGGCCTGCTAGTTGCGTAATCTGAGCCTCGCTGTAACCGAGTCCTGTCAGACGAGCAGCTTGCTGCTTAGCGAATTCTGTATCAAGCTTTATTCCTGATGCTTCATTTGCTCTACGAATTGCTTCAGCAGCAAATGCACCAGAAGTACGACGATCCTCAAGAGCTTTGGTTCCTACATTTGGATCTAGGAAGAAGCTTGTAAGATCTGAAGCATCTGAAATATATCCAAGTTCCTTCAAGGATTGGACATAGTATGGATCTGCAGTTACAGAACGTAGGCGAGCGCTATTAGCACGTTCATCAAGTTCTGCTACAGATACGTCATTTTGCATGTACTTGGTAATTGAGTCATCGCTCTTAAAAATATCTCTACCTGTAGTGCTCGTTACATACTTATCAATAACACGCTTATAACCAAGCACAAGACCTACGAGTTCACCGGGCTTCTTCTTGGTTGTCAACTTATCATTGAACTTACCAAAGTCCTGATAGAATGGTGAGTCAATAACTGTTCCTGCTTTAGATTGATATGTTGGCAGGTATAGATATTGATCAACTACGTTTTCTAGCTCGTTAGGACCAGCAAACTTAGCATCTTTTAGAATATTTCTAAAGTAGGTTACGCTGTTATTTACAGTAGACTCAGGTAGTCCAGCAGCAAGAAGTTTAGCCTTAAGAATTAACCAAGCGGTATCGAATGTGTCTACTTTTGGTGGCTCTTCTTTTGGCGGCTCATCGTCTCCGCCGTTGTCGTCGCCATTTCCATCGCCGTTTTTGTCACCATCACCGCCTTTGTCGCCATCGCCGCCCTTATCACCATCGCCACCTTTATCGCCGTCACCACCTTTATCGCCATCACCACCCTTGTCACCGTCTCCACCTTTGTCGCCGTCGCCACCTTTGTCGCCGTCGCCACCAGTATCTCCACCGGTGTCTCCATCTCCGCCAGTATCGCCGTCACCTGCACCATCATCACCAGCACCGCCATCAGCGCCTGCTGCGCCAGCAGCGGCAGCACCGCCTGCAGCGCCAACATTAGCACCATCACCTTTGCCGCCTTTACCAGCAGCAGCGGCAGCATCATCTTCAGCTTTCTTTGCTGCAGCTTTTGCGTCTTCTTCAGCTTTGGCTCGGCGCGCTTTAATTTCAGCATCGCGAGCTTCTGATGCTTTATCTCTTTCTGCTTTTTGTTGAGCGGCTTTTTCTTCACGCTCTTTCTTAAGTGCAGCGAGTTTATCTTCACGCTCTTTAGCAAGACGAGCAGTTTTCTCCTCTGCTGTTTCTTTTTTAGGAGGAGTTTCTGGAGTCTTTTTTGGAATCTCTGCGCCTTCTTCAATCTTGGTTGAAGGCTTAGTTGTTATAGGAGTTTCTTGATCTGCTTTAGTAGCCTTAGCAGAAGTTTTAGTTACAACAGGTTCTGGGGTTTTAGCTTTAGGTGCAGCGGTTGGAGTCTCTGTTTTTGCTTTAGCAGCAGCTGCAGCACGAGCCTCGTCTGGACCGGAAACTTTGCTAGGAGTAGTCTTAACGCCAGCAGATTCTTTAATGTCTGCAACTTTAGATTCTACAGCTTTTTCAACTTTAGTGATAGTTGTGTTCTTGCCAGTTTTAGCACCAAGGTCTACTGCTTCATCCAACTTATCTTGGATTTTTTCAGCTATCTTCTCTGCTTTTTTAACATCAGCTTTACTTGGCTTTGGCTTATCAAGAATATTGTCAAGGCTTTTTTCAAGGGCTTTTGCATCCTTCAGAGCATCGCTAGCCTTAAGTGCCTTAGGAAGGGTCTCTACTACCTTAGCAGCAGCCTTAACAGGTGTTGACACTCTGCGCGCAGCAGCAGTACCAACAATACCTAGGATATTACCAGCACCCTCTAGGATATCATTGATGTCGAGTTTATTTTTTTTCTCAGCCATGTTATCCTAACTTCCGATCGATGATGTCACCGATACTACTGAAAGAGTTAAATGCATCTGGGCTGACATCCCAGTCAGAACTTCCACGCATAATCTCGTAGACTTCCATATCGGATGCTGCACGATAGTTACCTTTTTCATCTTTGAAATTCATCATCTTTTTAATGAGAGGGTTGTTCATATCGTATGTCTTGCGTGTGATAGCAGAAGCAACTTTGATATATTGATCTGCATAATCTTTTAGGTCCTCGCCATTAGCAAGGATGTCTGCCATACCAGGGTTCAACTTAGCAGCTTGGTTACGAATCTTTTGTTTTTCTTCTGATAGTTTTTGCTTAAGTAGCTCAGGATCTCCTGTGCCAATTAAAGCAAGTGCCTTGTTGGCTAGTATGTCAAACTCAGGTTCAGCTAAATTGTTGTTCTTATAGGTATTACGCATTTCATCTATAAATGTCTTAACAGCACCACCAGTTTCTGGGGTTACTTTTACGCCACGTTTCATGAGATAGTTAGCAAGGAAGTTGGTCTGCTCTTCAGCAGTAAACCCGAGTCCAGAGCGAGTGGTTGTAGACTTGCCTGTAGTACCACCAGCGGTTGTAGTTGACGTACCCTGTGCTGTAGTGGTAACCGCTTCTTTCTTCGCTCTAGCATTGAACTTGTTCATGAATCGAGTAATCTCAGACTCAGGAACAGCTTCTCCGTATGCTGCGTAGAATCCCTTGGAGAGCATTGTCTTAGCATCAGACTTGTCAATAAGGTTGATAGCAGTAGATGCTTCTTTGCTGAACTTAGTCTTGCTTTCGCCTGCTCTACCCTTGTCTAGGTTATCCTTGAGCAAGGTTAAGTATTCAACACCATTAAGACGTGCCTCGACTACAGCCTTACGGAAAGCCTGTGTGTCTTCATAGCTGAATGTTCCTATCGGTGTGTTACCCTTAGACATTCCATTAGCACGTAGAAGTGCTTGTAGGTAGTTCGCATTGTTGACAAATCCATCGCTGCGAAGTTGACCACGAAGGCTATCTAGTTCACTTGCTGCTAGGTTACTGAAGGCAACTGGATCCGCTGTTGCTAAAGTACGGGTATAGAAACTACCCTCTGCTCTAATACGGGCAGCTAGTTCTGCTGCTGCGTTTGATGCAGCATAGGCTCCCATTGAAGCATAAGCAGTAGATGAGGAGATTTGTCTCTCTCGCATCTGGTTATATGTATCTGCCACTTTAGTCCTTTGCCTTCATAGTTCCTGCGAATACACGATAAAACATTGGAGCGAATGCTGGGTTCTCTAGCATGATACTGTCAGCAAGTTCCTGTAGTTGTCCGCGAAGTTGGCTTGCATACCAATGTGAGCTTCCGAGGTCAGGTTCTGCGGTTACGCGAGCCTGCTTAAGAAGTTCGATAGCATTGGAATACGAGTTATAGAATTTCAAAGTATCTTCATATACAGGAGATAGCTTGAAAGCATCGTCCTGTAGAGCCTCTGCCACGTTAGCGATACGCTCTTGATCAGTACCTACGTTGATGCTAGATGCTGGAGCAGCACCACCGAAACGCTTATTGAGGTTATTGATCTCATTGGCATACCAGACATCTGAGTAACCCATAGCAGCCTGTGTCTCAGAGATTTGAGATTTGGCCATCTTGTAGATAAGTTCTTCTGCTGCAGCAGCCAATTCTTCGGTGCTGAGGGCCTCGCGGCGTCCTGTGATCTTTTGCCAAGCGTAGTATGCTGTAGCACCTTCTCCACCAGGGAAGAAGAATGGAACGATATCACCGTTCTTGGTAGCGTACTTGTCAGCTGCTTCTGGATTCATATTCAAGAATGTCCAGGCGTCTTTTGTACCTGTAACAGTACGAGTAGAACCACCTAGGATGGCAAGCAGGTTGCGCTCGCCAAACTCTGTAGAGAACTCGTGTACAGCAGCAAAGTAATCTCCAGGATGCTTACGGCTAATCTGATCCCACGCATTGTAGAGCATGGTCATGCTAGCAAAGTCAAGCTTCTTGTCTTTTGGAATCTTGGCAAATACTTCCTGAGAAGGAGTTGCTGGTGCGATGCTTTGGAACAAAGCTGTTAGCAATCCAATACCACGAGACATGCCTTCTGCATCTTTGAATAGTCGTGTTCTGGCATCATCATCAGCAAGTGGGTTATCTCCATACTCACCAGTAGAGGCTAGGTACGAAGCCCAGTCTTTTACGCCACGTTCAACTGTCTTCTGATCGTTAATGGCATACAAGAATGTTTTACGCAACCAGGCTGGCAATAGAGATTCAACAGGTGAATCGCTTACTCCAAATGGAATTACAATCCCACGTAAGGTATCCCATACAGGTCCGAATGCTGCGGACTTACCGCTTGCTTGGTAGATAAACTGACCAGCAGGACCAATACCTGGGATTCCAGGATTTACGTTACCGAAGGCAAGGTTGAGAGACTGTACAGGAGCGCTAAGTTGTAGCGCCTGAGAAGCATCTGCGTTCTTTCCTACAAGTGCTCCTAGGAATGAGCCAGCAATTGGATAACGGAAACGCTTCTCACCGAACTCATCTTCGTAGATAAAGCCTTGTCCCTCGTCATACTTGGTTCCAGTAATATCATAGATGGCACTTGTGCCTTCTTTGGTAAGAGAGTTGTACGCACGACCCAACTTATAGAAGTTAATAGGGTTTGAAACGTACAGTTGTCCCCACTTACGGATAGTGTTAAACTGTGCCTGGATGAACGGGAAGATAAGGCGCATAGCCTGAGCAGACTGTAGTTGCTGTGAGGCATCATAGAACAACTCTTTGGTGTACTTAGCACCTGCTTTAGATGCCATAGAGTTAAGTTGATCTAGAGTTACTCCGCCTTCGTGGACATAGTTATCTCCACGCTTCTTGAGTTCCTTCTCAATAATCTTGATGGTTTGATGCTTACGACCCCAAGCCTTGCCATTCTTACGAAGTGGTGCTAGGGTTTTGACAGCAGAAGCCTGGAGTTTCTTCAAGTCATCTGTGTTAAGCATGTTAGCATATCGACCTACATGGTCCCAATAGGCCATGCGGAATTCAGGTCCAAAAGCTGCTAGATTCTCAAACTTAGCATTAAGATCAAACCACCAATCTACAGCCTTTGTAAGCATCTTTGGTTCAGCATCAGCAAATCGCTTGGTGCGAGATAGCAATACTGTTGAATCAGGCATATCCTCGCGTCTGAAGAATGATGCTAGTTGAGACTTAAATCCAATCTCAAGGTCATCCATCTCGACAATGTTCTTAAGTTTGGCATAATCGGGAATAACTACATCTGTAGTTTTGTTACCTTGGGTAACAGTAACCTTGCCATTAGCAAGCATTTCCCGGATATATTCAGCCTTAGGGCCTTTGCCACCGATAGCCTGGATAGCGTACTCGTATGATGCTGTTGAGTTGATATCGAAAAGGTAGGTTCTAAGGTTCTCTGGATTAATGTTGTCTTTGGAGAATGGCTTAGATGCATCCTTTAGGATAATCTTATCAAAGTCAGATACCTTAGCACCGCTTACTTCACGAGAAGTGCGTGCTCCACGATGAATCTTCTCCAAGATATCTAGACCTTGCTTCTTTGTGGTCAGATAGTTGATAAGATCTTCTTGTAGTTCAGGTGTGCGCGCACGTGCCACAAGTGGCATCAAATCATCTTTGTGGAAGCGCATAAGGGTCAAAGCAAGACCCTTGTAGTAAGACTCGTGGGTATTTCCAACTACTTCGTAGATCTTTCCTACGAAAGCAGTACGAGGGTCACCAGCACTAATACCACGCTTCATAAACTGCATGTATTCGTCTAGTGCTTCTGCTACAAGTTTCTCAGAAACATCATCCTTGAAGTTACTACCGAATATGTCATTCTGGTACTTGCCAATACGTGAGGCAAGCGCTTGCATCTTAGTGCCTTTAGGGTTAGCCATAGCCATAGCCAAGAACTGAATTGGGTGATTGAAGATGCTTTCGTGTCCTGAGAAGAACATACGAAGTTGCATTTCACCAATGTTACGCATTGTGTAAGATACACGGAATGCTAGCTGAGCTGTACGCCAGTAGTCACCTAGCTGGTTTGCTGCGACAGCAGTAGCCTGTGCTTTTCCATACAATGGAACATTCTTGTTGTAGGTGTTGATAGCGTCAACAATAGGACGTGTATCTGGCAGACGAATAACATCATCTAGGAACTGGTGAGCATAGTTAGCACCAGTCATAGCGAGTTCTTCGCCATTAGCAAACATAAGTTTAGGGTCAGTACCCTGCGCTAGATTAGCAACGCTATAGTTACGAATGATAGCCTGGTCTTTGCCAGAGATCTTAAGAGCATCATCTAGCACCTTGGCTAGTTGCTCATCACCCTTACCAACAGTCTTAACAAGTTCCTGCTGCATCATACGCATACCGTCCATAATGATCTTGGAACGCGCTGTATAGTCTTTCTCACGGATAACCTTGTTTATGACATCATCAACAAGATCCTGCGATACTTTAGCAGAAGTAAACCAGTCATTAAGACCACGAGTTAGGCGATCTAAGTCATTCAAAGGTAGGATAGTTGAGCGAACATAGATGTTCGTAAGAGCCTTCTCAGCCTTCTCAACGAATGCTACAGCTTTCTGATTGACAGGCTCAGACAACTTAATGAGTGGATTCTTGCTTTTAAGAGCCATCTCTGTACGGAATAGCAAGCCACGGGCAATCTGTGGATCTGATTCAGGCGATGCTAGGTGACGTAGGAATACTGAAAGTACGCCTTCTACTGTCTCAGCCTGTGCTAATTCGTCAACAATTTCAACATCTAACTTGCGTCCGAATAGTCTATCTAGACGCATGGTGTTCTTTTCTTTGGCCACTACTTCTGCTACGGCAAGGAAACGCTTACCGAATAGATACTTCATAGCCTTAACACCATCACCAGATAGCCCACCGAATAGTGAATCGGTCAGACCAACCTCAGATGCAAAGAATTCTTTAGCGTAGCGAGTATCGCCAATCTGCATATCTAGATCCATAACCTTGGCAATACCAATGTTGTCAGGATCATTGAGCATCATCTTGAGTACTTCTGGGTCTTTAGACGCATAATCGCGCAGTACCTTGATATCTTCTAGGCGTTGCTTCATAGCGAGTTGTTCTGCTTGAGCATTTTCTAGTGCCTTACGGCTCTTTGCTAGCCCTTGTTCTGCTCTTTCAATAACGCTATCTACCTTAAGCATAGCCTGTGTAGCCATGCCTGGCTCAGCAGATTCTGCTAGGACTTCGCTGATCTTTACCTTACGAGCAGCTACATTATCTACGTTAGTGAGAACTACGCCCCCAGTTTCACCAAAGATTGAACGAATGTTGCTAAATCCATCTACTTTGTAGATATCTTCAATCATCTCTACCACAGTAGCGATAGCACGCTGATCCTTGAATACTGATACAGCTCTGATGGTATCTGCCAATGGAGCAGCAACCATATCCTCGAGCATAGAGGTAACTACACGGCTAATCTCCGTGTTTTCGTTTCTCAACTTGTCAAACACTTCGCGTGTTGACGATGGCAAAGTACCATCATCTGCGGCTGCTTTGATTCTATTGAGTAATTCTGTACGGCGCTTTAGTTCCTGCGTTGCTGCCTTTTGTGACATAGCGGATGTATCATCTGCCAAGTCAAGCAGTTTAGGAGCCTTAGTGCCGAAGTAACGAGCAACAAATTCATCATTACCGCGTGTAGCAAATGACAGAGCGCCAGCCTGTGGCAGTTCGTCAAAGAATACGCCCCCAGAGAATGCTCCCTGCGTGTTGTAGAAATCAGCAGAAAGCTTTGATAAAGCATCAACAGACTCTTGTTGCTTGCCTGTATTCATGCGTTCAAAGATAAACTCGCCAATAGCACGGTTGTCTAGGGCTACGCCCTCTGGACCAGCAAGGTTAGCAGCGTTCTTTGAGTCAGCAACAAAGGTTTTTGTAGCAGCAATAAAGTCTGCTTCGATACGCGCTTGTTGTGCTTGTTGATATTTCTGCTCTGCCTTGAGGTACTTGTTATCCGCTTGACGAGTAACTTCCTTAGCAAGGCCAGAACGCTCTTTAATGAGCTTTCTTTCTTCCTTGGTAAGGCGAGTTGCCCCAGCTAAACGTGAAGATTCTTTTTGTAGTTCTGCAGCAGCGGCTGTTTTGGCTTCTCTAAGAGCCTTGCCACCCTTACCGATCTTAGTTACAGCACCGGGACCAATCCATACTGATGGGTCTAAAGCGATGTTTAGAGTGGCATCAATGATGCCTGACATCACTTTGTACTGTGTACTGTTAGGATCAGAACCTACAGTCTTCATAGCAGCACGTCCAAGAGTGAACGATTTGCCATTGATAAGTCCATAAGCGCTCATAGCCTTAGCCTGAGCCTTTTGTACCTTGGACTTCTCTCCAATAAAGAATCCAGAACCTGTATCTACCTTGGTAGGATTCGCTAAAAATGCGCTTGTCAACTGTCCGAGTTGAGTGGTTTCTCCAAATAGACCTGTTGGAGATAGGTTAGAAATCAATTCTCCTACGCTTGGCTTCTCTTTTTGAGTAGCAAGTGCGTAAGCATCACGTCCAACTGTACTTACATACTCGTATGGAGCACGAAGTGCTGCGAATAACACACGAGAAGTACCCTTGAATCCACCATAAAGTACATCTTTAATATCTGCTGCTAAGGATTTGTCATTATCTAGCGCAGACTTGATGTTTTTAGTGTTAAGTAAGTCTTGTTTCAACTGAGCAAGGCCATCAACTGAGGCAATCTTGCCAATTCCAGGTGTATCTGGCTTCAAACCAAGCTTAACTGCAGACATAATGAAGTCTTTGCTCTGGTTTGGATAAGCATTTGTCCACGCGCTAAAGTTCTGATATTGGGTAGGCGAAAGCATAGCCATTTCAGATGCAATAACACGATCAAGTTGTGCTTGGACATTATCAAAAATGCCCGACATCTTGATCTTCTTATTCTTCGCGGGATTCCACGCGTCTAAAGAACCCACTAGCGAGCCTCTTCTTCAAACGCCTCTACAATACGACGCAACATTGGGGTTGGATTTGCCATGCACATAGCACGAGCAAACGTTGCTAGTTGGTCTGGTGCATCTACTGGAGTCATAAGTACCTCTTCTCCAGCGCCATCGCCTTGTCTAATACCTGTTGTGATAGGTTCTTCAGGGCGTGTGGTTGGATCAAAGATACCAACTGTAGGAACTACGTTACGACCCTGTGTAAAAGTCATTGGGTTGCTCTGAGCCATAGGAGCACCTTGTGCAAGTTCTGTTAGTGCGCCACGTTCTCCGTAGCTTCCACCAACAGCATTCTGCATCTTGGCTTCGCGTTGTATTTTAGCAGCGCGGTCTAGATCAGTACGGCGAGCACCCTTGCCAACGCCTGACACTCTCATACCTTTTGCCAATTTACGCTCCTCCAAGTCCTGCTAGTATCGCTGCCAAGTCTGGTGCTTGTTGAGGGACTCCACCAGAAGGTTGTCCAGGAGAGGCTGGGGACGGGGGAGCCTGCTCAACTGGGCCTTGTGCGCCTGGTGGAGTCATTCCTTCCTGCATAGCAGGTTGTTCAGGGGCCTGAGGAGGCGTGAACACAGCCAATGCAGCAGCTTCTATACTATCGCCCTTTTGTCGACGTTCGATAACATCAGCAATCTTCTGAATGAGTGCCGAAGGATCTTGACCTTGGCTAGCCATAGCAGGAATTGCTTGTGCGGTTGCTGTAATAGCAGCACTTAGGTTATCGCGCATCTTTTCAACTTCAATACGCTGTTCTTCTTGAGATACGTTCAAACTCCAGTTAAGTTCTCTGCGAACAAAATCTTTAGATACAAGATCTGCACCCAAAGCTTGAAGTGAGAAAATCAGAGCACGCGATGGGTCAAGACCAGCCATCAAGCCGTAGCGAACTTCAATTGTGTGGTCGCCTTTAATATCCTTGCTTGGCATGTACTTTAACTCGTACGGAGTA